GAATGAAGAGGTGTTTTCTGATCGGAATGTGTTTCCAATTGGTTGTGTTCTGAAGATGGAGAAGGTTCTACTGTAATCAGTCTATTTTCATCTAGAATTTGTTTCATTTTGTTTTCTAATTCCTCCTCAGACAGTCTATCAATATTTCCTGTATGCATAATCAATTTCTGATCAACATACAATCCAGCAGCCTTACCTCTAGCTATCTCTGCATTTGTTGCAGCAGCCCAGGCACCTTTACCTCTTGCTTCATCTCTGATTCTTGATAGTTCTGCAATGTGCTTTTCAAACGTCACACCGTATTTCTCTTGGACTTCAGCTCTTAACTCATTGATGTATTTTACAACCAATGGAAAGTATTTTGGATTTCTCATTTCAGACGCAGCTTTTCTTGCTCTTGTCTTGTATCCAGCTTCGAAAGCACATTCAGCTGGAGATTTACGTCCTTCATTGTAAACAAGCAGTTCCGCAAACTTCCGTTGTTGTTCTGTAAGTCTCTTTTCTTGTGACATAATCATAATTACTATTGCAAAAAACACTAAAATGCAATACGCTAAATTCCGGTGAAAGAAGAGTCAAAATTTTGGAAAGAAGTTAAGAAAAACACACCTGATATTCAGTGGACTAGACTGGAATCTTGGAGTAGTCATGGTGTACCAGATCTATTGGGATACAATGATTATTGTGGTTTTTTCATGGTTGAATTGAAAGTTACAAAGACACCAAAAGTTTCGTTTTCACCGCACCAAAAACTCTTTCATCTTACCAGGACGAAACGGAATTTTATCTTGCTAAAGACCCTCGCTCCTCGCTCCGTAAAACTTTATGAGTCATCCGCGGTCATCGGTTTGTTAAACGACCATCGCGAAGCTCGCTGCTTGGCGCTTGATGATTGGTCCCACGTTCAACGCTTGTTGCTTGGCTTGCCGCTCGACGCTTGATGCCTGCTGCTTGTCGCTTGTGGCTTGTTGCTTGTAGCTCGCTGCTTGTTGCTTTTAGCTCCCTCCACGAATCGTGATGAGTTCTCAGCGTTGAGTGCTGTGCAATCAACGCTGAAATTTGCGGACACAAATTTTTTAATGCTTGCCATATTCTACGTTCTTGACGTCACGGTCCCAACAGGCTCTGCAGCTTCCGCAGCTGTTGCCCTGGTCTGGAGCTGGACACGTTCTTGTTTTTGATCCAACCGTACTGGTCCATGGCCAGAAGCTCACAGGCGCTTGGTCTATCATGTGACTGGACATCCTGATGATTAGATTGTCTGGGACCTCTTCGGGGGAAATTAATTTTAAAAATTGCGCTTCACGAGTCGGTAACCAGTGTCTGGTCTCCGGCGTTCGCTTGCATACTTCAAAGATCTTGAGCAGGTGCTCTTCGCTTTGGATGTCGCCGGCATCATGCCACCTGAAATACTTCTGCCTCTTGATCTGGGCCACCATGGCGTCAACCCACTTGGAGCTTTTAATCGCCTTCAGTCTCACGTATTGCGCGGCCCTGATAGCAGGGTACCTGGTGTAGTTGCCTTTCATTGCATAACATCCAGCGCATACGCTGCCAGGGACCTTCGCAAGCTTCGCGCCTGTTTTACATTCCCACGCTGGCAGGCTGTAGCTCAGGCCAGGCATCTTCGACGTTCTGGTCATGCTGCCAGTAATTTTTTGTGCTTCTTTAACTTTCATTTTTGTGTCCTTTCTTTTGCCCGCCGTGTTGACATGGAACAGTACCTCTTACAGTCGATCGCCGGGCCTCTAGGACCTCCCGACGGGCAGGTCTATCTTTACTATAAATTCCCATACGTGTCAAGCTGCTTGTGGCTTGCCGCTTGTTGCTTGTTACTTGTTGCTTGATCCCCTGAAAAAATTTATTGCAGCTCTCAAGATAGGAAGCTGGCAACGTGCCATGGTCCTCCAGGAACCATGGCAGTAGATCGTTGTGATTAATTCTTTTTGGCATCCATCATCTCCTCCAACCTGTGGGCGATGTGATTGTGAGCTATAAAGAAGCCCAACCAGAGCAGCCTTTGCTCTTCAGGGATGTGAGATCCAAAATAGTCCGTAATCTCTTTTTCTGTTTTTAATGTCACGACGAAGTTATTTTTTTTTATTTGCATTTGTGTCCTTTTGTTTGTGTTTGTGCCCGGTGTAAGTTTTGAATAGCGCGACCGGGCTGCAGGCTAATGATTCATGTTTACCATAAAATCCCATATGTGTCAAGGCTTGCTGCTCACGGGCCCACCCTCCCGTTCAGGTCTGTATCTTTGGTGCTTGAAGCTCGCAGCTTGTGGCTTATATATTTTACCGCCAGATTTTATTTTAAACTTTGCGTACTTTTGCCATGGCTGCATGCTGATGTTTAGATCCGCCATGAAGCTTTGAAGCTGGCCGCTTGACGCTTGTAGCTCGATTGTTATTTTTTTCATTTTTTTCCTTTTGTTTTATCCAGTACTTGGCATCCAGCCGGAGATCCTTCTGGGCTGCTAGTTGCTTGAAAGTTAACGTAGTAAATTTAACCATAAAATTTTGTCCTTTGTTTGGCCAAGCCAGTTCACTTGCAGTTATCCTGTCGACACTTGCGTGCTTATACGACTTAACCTAGGTCTAGTGTGGGACCTAGCTTGACCCCGATACACTGTAAAAGATTTCAAAATACAGTGTATCGGGTTCAAGGGCGCGTAGTTTTGGAGGCTCGCGCCTATGTTCCCATTATTCCAAAATAGGCAATGCCGATAGCACCGACAATACCTATTAAGATAAATAATTCTATCACTCTTCACTCCCACAATTTATACAGGACACATTTGGTTTTGCCCATTCATCATAAGACGTGAACTCACCACAAATTGTACAAGTGTAATTATTATTCTTTCTCATATGTCTTGACTATATAGGAATTTCTGTTATAAATGTCAAGTATTAAAAACTAACAAAAGGACATATATGAGTAAGATACGTATGAATACCGAATATAGAAACAAACTCTATAATCGGATTAAAGATGTGTTCGAGAAAGAGGACACGCAAGAACGACAAGGTTTTTTAGAGGCGAGAGAAAACTTTGAAAATCAACAGACGATAGCTTTTGAACTAGCAAGAAAAGTAGTTGAAAGGTCATATCCAAAAGAAGATGTTGCCACGTTAAGACATTTCAAAAAGAAATATGGTGATCCGTGTGATGTTGTTGCTAAAGATAAATGCTTTTACTTTGCACACCAAGAAGATATTGATGAAGATGGCGATATAAAAGACACACAATCTCATTTTGATTTTGGTTTGTTCGGCAATCTCAATGGTAGTGAGTATGGCGATAATGAAGAACGAGATCATTTTGCTCACGCATACTATCGTGAGGAACTAAAAGAAAATGGTTTGAACGCAGATATAATTGCTCAACAAAAAGGCAAGGACAATAATCCACATAAGACCAAGCACGTAGAGGCGAACAATAAGTTTCTAGGTAGGGGTCAGTATGATGAACACAATGGTATGACAAGAAAGTTTGACGAACAATTCTTACTTGATGTTATTGGAACAAGTCATTGTCGTTCAAGAGCAATCGCTTGTACCAAAGCCGAGTACGAACAATTTGAACAATGGCGTATGGCAAAAGCCAATGTTGTTTCCAAACACCAAACTTGGATTGATAGTATCACAAAACAAACTGACCAATTAAAGATCGGTTTGAAAGCATACAGATATTTAAGTGAGGGGATTGAGTTAGCAAAAGAACTTGGAATAGAACTAGACGAGGCAGAATTAGTTAGAACTAACTCTACTGGTTTAACTATCTATAACCCAAGCAACTTGGCAAACTTAATCAAAGGTATGAAAAATAAAAATCAGACTAGAGAGCAAAAGATTGCGTTGCGAAAACAATACGAACAATCTCAATTAAATTAAGTGTTGCAATATGTATGGGATATGATAATATCCCATACATAAACTAGAAAGAAGAAAGGACACACAATGGCAAAAACAGACGTACAAACAGTTATAGAGAAATTGAAAGAGGCAGTATATTTTTCTATTTGTTACAAACCAAAAAAATACAACGGCAAACCAGTTTACAGAAATGCAAAGTGGGACGACAAATGTAAAATCGGTAATGGATATATTATTTATTACGATAGGGACAGAGGGGGCTATCGTTGTGCAAGTGGCGAGAGTGCAATCTCACTAACTAAAGGAGAACTAAACAATGGCTGATTATTATTGGTGCCACGGTCCGAGTTGTCATACAAAAGTGACAACGGATCGTGTGAGAGGTTCGAAAGGTTCTAAGGTTCTAAGAACTAGAAAAATAAAACAACACAGAAACGAATACTATGATGTTAATCGTGCATGGAATTATTTTTGTAGTACAAGCTGTCAGAATGATTTTTGGGAAACGCACGGTAATGCAATCCGACAGATCGCGCCACGACACGAGCCACTTGAAACACCGATCAATGACCCTAAGAAAAAAACATATCAAAGTGATTATGTTTATTCAGACGGCACACGTCACACGTGGACAACTACTGAAATAACAAAGCTTGACAATGCTGAACAGTAATATAATATCCCATATATGACAACAACACTTAAAAAAATAGAAAGCAAGAAAGACAGCCCATCACTATCAGACGCTCAAAAGTTTGTAGGTGGTTGGGTTGAACTTGTTAAGGTAAAAGATGGTATCTTACTTATTGACGAAGAGGGTAAGTTAAAAGATAAACCAGTGAACGCGGACGCTAGTAAATTATACTTCGACACTTACGGTGACCAAGATATAATTGTTGGCAACGCAATCTACATACCTAACAACGTGCCATCAGAGTGGCACGGCTAAAATAATCACACATAACTAAACAAGAGAGGGCGCCTTCGGCGCCCTTTTTTTTGCGCCCCTTCGGGGCGCTTTGGGTCTCTATTACAGATCGATCTTGCTGCCTGCGGGCCCACCCACCCACCATTTACAAAAAAGGGGTCCCACATATATAGCCTTTATGCCTTGATTTACACATACACACACGATAAAAACATTATGGGTCCCATGAACATAGAAGAATATAAAAAATTACCACCAGATGCGAAACGTGAGTTTCTAAAGTATGCTGCAAAACTTTCAGAAAAAAGAAAGGGGTCCCAAGTCCATGGTGATTTTCTAAGTTTCGTGAAGCACGTATGGCCAGAATTTGTTGAAGGGTCCCATCACAAGGTCATCGCAGAAAAATTTAATAAAATTGCAGAAGGAAAAATAAAAAGATTAATTATCAATATGCCACCGAGGCATACTAAATCAGAATTTGCATCAAACCTCTTACCTGCATGGATGGTAGGCAGAAAACCAAATTTAAAAATTATTCAAACGACCCACACTACAGAACTCGCGATCCGCTTTGGACGAAAAGCTAAAACACTTATCGATAGTCCTGAATACCAGCAAGTGTTTAAGACAAGACTAAGAGAAGATAGTCAGGCAGCTGGTAAATGGGAAACAGAACAAGGCGGTGAATATTATGCAGCGGGTGTTGGCTCAGCAATCACGGGCCGTGGTGCGGACTTACTTATCATTGATGATCCACACTCTGAGCAAGATGCGCTGAACGCGGCTGCTCTTGAGAAAGCATATGAGTGGTACACATCTGGTCCTCGTCAGCGTTTGCAGCCTGGTGGATCGATAATCGTGGTTATGACTCGTTGGTCAACAAAAGATCTAACAGGAGCTTTATTAAGATCACAAAAAGAAGTTAAATCAGATCAGTGGGAAGTCATAGAGTTTCCAGCTATCTTACCAAGCAATAAACCTGTTTGGCCTGAGTTTTGGAAGCTAGAAGAATTAGAAGGAGTTAAGGCATCACTATCTGTTCCAAAATGGAATGCACAGTGGATGCAGAATCCAACATCAGAAGAAGGATCAATCATCAAACGTGAATGGTGGAAAGTGTGGGACGGTGATGATGTACCACCTTTGAAACATGTTATACAATCTTACGATACAGCATTCTTGAAAAAAGAAACTGCCGATTACTCTGCAATCACAACCTGGGGCGTGTTTTATCCTAATCAAGATTCAGGACCTAATCTGATATTATTAGATGCTTTGAAAGAAAGATACGAGTTTCCAGAGTTAAGAAGAGTTGCATTAGAGCAATATCAGTATTGGAAACCTGAGACAGTTGTGATAGAATCCAAAGCTTCTGGTTTGCCTTTGACGTATGAATTACGTAAGATGGGTATACCGGTTATTAATTTTAGTCCTAACAAAGGACAAGATAAACACGCAAGAGTCAACGCCGTGGCTCCGTTATTTGAGTCTGGTGTTGTATGGGCGCCTGAGCAAAAGTTTGCAGAAGAAGTCATAGAAGAGTGCGCAGCATTCCCTTATGGCGATCATGATGACTTAGTTGACTCTATGACACAAGCTCTCATGAGATTTAGACAGGGTGGTTTTATTGAGCATCCTGAAGATTACAAAGATGAGGAAGTACCTCACAAGGAGTATAAATACTACTAATGAGTAAAAAATCTATCGGCACAGGAATTACTAGACTTTTATTTGGCCTTGGCAAAAAGGAAATGAAAGTTATCCCGTACAATGAAATGACTCCAGAACAGTTTGAACAACTAGATAGATTTCTAGGTAAAGTTGGTTTTGCTGTTGCAAACGACACAGTAAGTTTAACAAAACAACAATCAGAATATATTTTAGATCAAGTTAGACAATTAGATCTTTACAGAAAAAATATGATGAGAGATCCTGATCTTGTTAGAGTTGATAAGATGACAAAGGTTGAACCAGAGTTTAAAGGTTTTGAACCTAGAGTTATTGAAGGTGGTAAAGGCAAAACAAAACCAGGAAGTAAAATTGATTATAATAAAATGGAAGAGTTTCTTGGTGTGAAGTTACGTGGTGATGAAACGTTTGATGAATTATTAGAGATTGAAAAAAGAATGAAAGACAAAGATCCAGAAAAATTTGCAGGTGGTGGAGTGGCAGGGTTACTTGCAAAACTAAGAGCTAAGTTTGGTAAGAAAGCAATTACAACTGCAGATAAAATAGATCGTCCTGCTAGAGCTAAATTACTAGATGAGTTTAAAGCTTTTGAAAAAAGAAACAGACAACTGACTGATGAAGATATTGAAGACTATGAACTAGAGTTAGGTGATGCAGAAACTTGGTACGAATCAGGTATGACAGTTGCTGATGCTGAAAAACTTGTAGCAGATAGAAAAGCATATGAAGCTAAAATGTTAATAGATTACAAAGCAGGTAGACTCGATCCTAAACCAGGAGAACCAGGAAGAAGAGAATATTTAGAGAGAAAACTGCAAGAAGCTCAAATGAGTGGTGACAGGAGATTAATAGATCCAGATGAATTAGATGAGTTAACAGATATTGAATTTAAAGAAAGAACCATGAATGCAGAGGGTGGCATCGCTACAATGTTCAGACCTAAGAGAGAGAAGTTTATCTTTGGTGGTGGTGTAGGATTAAAAGGCTATCTTAAAATGTTAGCAGAAGGTAGAAAAACAAAACAAGGAAAAGCGTTCAAAGGTTCTGATGTTTTAAAATATGGTAATCCAAAATCACAAGTTCCAAAATTCGCGAAGCAATTTATTTCTGACAAAGACAAAGCAGAAATGAAAAGACTTAGAATAGCACAGTTAGAAAACGTTCTTGAAGGATTAAAAAGTGATAGACAGTTTTTAGAAAGCTATGAAAAGATGGCTAAGATATTTCCTGAAGTAAATAAATTAAGTTACGATATGCTAGAAGAATTATTACCAGCGCAGCATAAGAAAAGATTTAAAGGTATTACAACAGAAATGTTAGACAAAGAAATATTACAAGTAGAAAACGTATTGAAGAATTTAAAAGTAGGCAAGGACAAACGATCGTTGAACGCGGATGGTGGTAGAATAGGTTTTGATAAAGGAGGCATATTTGGAACAGGATCTGCTCCCTCTGATGTTGTTGATTCAGACTTATTAGATATAGGTTTTGATAATTTAACTTTAGACGAAATAAGAGATATATTAAATTCTATTGGTGTAGATAAAAAAGCAGAAGGTGGATTGGCTACAATGTTCAGACCAAAACTAAAAAATGGTGGACCACCTAATCCTGGTCGTAGAACTTTTTTAAAACTTATGGCAGGTCTAGCATCAATACCTGTTGTAGGTAAATTATTTAAACCTGCTGCAAAAGTTTCTAGTGTTGTACCATTAAAGAATACAACTACAACAATGCCAGATTGGTTTCCAAGTTTTGTAGATAAAATAGTAACTAGAAATGTTGGAAATAAAATAGATGCTGATCTTACCGTATTTAAAGATAAAGATTTACCTGGCATAACAGTTACAAAACATGATGATGGTAGAATTAATGTTACTGGGCAAAACGAATATTATGCAGATTATGAAATAGATTACACGCCACCAGGATATGAACTTGTAGATGAAAAAACAGGTCAAGCTGTAAAAACAAAAGGTGAGTTTGAAGCTGTTGATGCAGATCCTATTCCAGATTACGATGGAAGTATTGCAGACTACGAACCAAGAGTCTTAGATGATGTAGATGAGGTTATGTCTTCAGATGTAAGAAGGATGGAAGCTTACACAACAGGTAAAAATGAGAAAGACATTCCAATAAAATCTGGTGAAGGTAAAGTTATTGAGAATGAAGTTAGAGCAGATCAAGCTGCAGACTATGCTAGAGAAAATTATGATGGACCAGAAGATTTTGCCAAAGGTGGTTTAGCTACAATGTTTAGGAAAAAATAATGCCAGATTTTTCATTAGTAGATAATTTTGATAAAAAACATAAACTTACCGGTAAAGTTGGTAATTTAGGTTATACAAAAATATCAGACTTTCCTCCAGATAGACAAAAAAATATTTACAACTTTATGAGGAACATACTGAAAACTCCTGAGGATCAAATAGAAAGAGATTTTTTTAATAATTATGATTCACAACAAAGAACAAATATATCTGCTGGAAGACAAAAAACAGCAGGTGATAAATCAAATAAAAAATTAGCTTCTAAAACATATTTAAATGAAACATTACCCTCGTTTAGAAAAGACCTTGAATTAGAAATACGTAAACTTGTTGAGACAGAAACAAATCCAAATATAATAAAAAATAAATTACATACTAAATTTAAAGATATTAAGTATAGTCAAGTTCCTCCAGGTGTAGAAAACTATAATCGTTTTTATGATATAGGAACAAGAAAATTTAATTTTCAACTTGGTAAAACTAACAAAAGAAGATCAGATACTTATTTAAATCAAATAATAGCATCAGAGATGATGAAATCAAAAGGTGTAAATTATGAAACCGCATTAGCAATGAAAAAATTTATGCTTGGAAAAGATATGACACCTTTGAATAATAGAAGTGATATATCACCAAGTGAAAGACAACTCATAAGAAAATTTAGAAAGAGATTTAATCTTGATTCTGTGGAGTCTGGTGTAGGAGGACGTGAAAGATTAGAGGGTAGAACACTTGATTCACCTTGGGTTGAATATACTAGAGAATTTGATTTAACAATTGGTAAGTCAGTGCAAAATTTTAAAAAATTTCAATCACAAGAAAATTATTTAAAAGACGCAATAAGCCGTACCGTTGATCCTAGAGAAAAAGCTTTTTTTGAAAAAGAATTAAAAGCGATAAAAGACAACAAAAAATATTTGGTTCCAGCTATAAAAGAAGAATTTCCTCTACTATTTAAAGGGACTACTATAAATCAAGAACACAAGATTGCAAAAGTTTTAGTTGATGAAGGAACAATACCTACAAAATATTTAGCTAAAACGACACCGGCTCCTTCTTTTTTTAATGCTGTAAAATATCAAGAGTTTGATAAACCACTTATAGATTTAGTTTACGAATACAATGATGCTGAAACTCCACAAAAAAGAAAAGAAGTAAAAGCAAAAATAGAAACATTAAAAAAGAATTTTAATGATAAAACAAAAGTTAAGGGTAAAGGATATTTAGATAGTGTTAAATTTACTTATGGACCTAAAGGTATCAAAGCTACAGACACAACTCCTTTTTTTAGTAAGGCTGATTTTGGATCACAATTAAATCAAAACATAAAACACTCAAATGCTTATTTAAAAAACACAGGTCAAAAGTCCATACTTGTTAAAGGTATGGGAACACCTAAAAGATATAATATTGATAAGCTAATAATAAAACCTCCAAGAAATTTTGAAGCTGCAGTTCAAGCTTTAGGATGTCAAGGAAGTAAAGTTAGAATAAAAAAAGGCGTAGGTGGTAAAATTAATACAACCGATTGTTATCAAAAAGGTTTAGAAAAACTTAGAAATAAACAAATTACTAATTCAATAGATGCTCAAAATATGAAAGAGATTGCAAAAGTTTCAACAAGAATTGCTAGAACTGGTGGAGCGGCTAAAGTAGCAGCAATTTTAGGTCCTGCTGGTATTGGACTAGATCTTCTTTTTGAAGGTGCAGTTGTAGGTAATGAATATTTAAAAGGTAAACCTTTTGAAGAAGCATGGGGTAGAAGTTTTTTAAGTTATCTTGGCCCTAATCGACAAGATCCAGATGAATTGGAAATGGATAGATCAGCAGGTGATGATCCAAAAGCACAAAGTTATGTTCAAGATGTAAGATTAGAAAATGAATTTTATAAAAACTTTAATTTATATAAAGCTATGGAAGAAAATGACATGGCTTACACTAGAGATGAAGTTCTTGCACAAATGGAAAAAACACAAGGTATTTATGATCAGATAGCTAATAAATATGAAGACACTGCAGATCCAAAAACTGATAGTTTAGCTCAGATATCAAAACAAACTGGTAGCGATGGATCTATGAGTGTTTTAAACAAAGATACTAATTATAGAGCTTTTGAAAAAGGTCAAGAAAGAGAGGCAGCACTAGAAGGTGAACGTTCTGTTAACACAACTTTATTTGGCATTCCTATTAACCAAATGACCCCTATGAAATCAGATGCATTAAGAAGACAAAAAATTACTGATATTTTTGAAGATGGACAATTAGTTGGTCAAAAAATGAAACCAGAAGTGCAAGCTCAAGGAATGTTAAATTACAATTTACTTAAATCTGGAGCAATTCCAGGTATCGGTTATATGGCTGAAGGTGGATTAGCAAATTTAACAAGAACCACACCACCTAAAAAGTCACTTAACAAGGACTCTCAAGGCTTGGCAAGTTTACCAGAATATGATAGATAATATGCAACGTAGGGAGAAATCATGGCAGAGATAGAAAAGGGTTTACCAAACGAACCTGAATTGAAAGTTGAAGACGTTCCTGT